CAAAAGCAACTGAGCCAGAACTGAATCCCATTTTAGTCCAGTATTCGAGTCCATCATACTGTGATAACCCATTGGACTTTGTATTGCCATATAATGAAGTAGTTGTAACGCCAACAAGAGTGTCACCATATTGTCTTTTCCAATCCTCTTGAACTGTATCAGATAGGCACAACAATGCCAATAATTTACCACCCATATAATTGAAACCAAGTGGTTGTAGTGGAACAATCGTAGAACCGATTGCAGTATGATTAATCATGTTACCGGTAGTCTTGATATCTTTAGGCCAACCAATAAACTTGTCACGAGGAGTCAAGTCCAGGAAGTCTGATGAGATACAGATGACACCAAGATACTTACCTGTGATTTCATCAATCACGGTGTAGAATAGGTTGCGTCCAATGTTGGAATTATTCTTCATTGTAGATGAGAATGTACGCAAAGTATTCCAACGCTCTGCCAATGGACCATTAGACAGAATCATTTTAGGTTTCAGATTGGCATAATCGTCAGGTGATTCTGGCATCCAAATGTTAGATTTGATATCAGCAATCACACCTTCATGTTCTTGGTTAATCAACTGAACGTCTTGGCCGTATAATGTGGTCAATTCACGAGTAGGAAACTTTTCGTGAACCTCGCACCATTTCTGGTACAAGGTATACTCACGAACGTCCATTTGCGATTTGACGGTCAAATCGGCAATCAAATCTGCTTTGAGTTGTTCTGTATCAATATGCTCAAAACGTTCTGGTTCATTTTCGATTTGCCAAAGTCGCCATTGCTCATCAACATTAGGGAGTTGTTTTTTGGTTGCCATTGAATTGTTGCATCTTCTTAATCATTTTTGGATTGAAATACTTTCTACGCAACTTCTCCAGTTTTTTCATACCAGATTGGAACGCTAAAGGTTTCACTCTGCTAGTATACACCAAACCATTCATGTGGTCAAGCTCGTGGAGGAAACAACGTGCAGTTAAACCGGCAAACTTTGCGGTATGTACTTCACCTGCAATGTCTTGGTATTCCACTTCAACAACTGCCGGTCTGGTAATTTTCAATTCCAACAACGGGAAGGACAAACAACCTTCTGGTAAGTGTGACTCACCTTCGGTACTAATCAATTTTGGATTAAAACATGCAATGTAGTTATCACCAGAACCAATTACAAATACACGGTATTCAAAACCGCATTGATTGGCAGACAAACCAAGACCATTAAACTTCTTGCATGTCTCAACAAGTGAAGATGCAAACGCATTAGGATCAACTGGTGGATTCTTGAAGTCGAATTCGGGCAAAGCTTCATGCATCAAAGGATGTGCAGCATCAACCAAATTGAAGGTGGGAATCTGTGGTTTTACCTTGTCTTCCGTATTGTATAATATAATGTCGTCATTGTTACTCATTTTGCAATCCTACTAAAGTTACCCTTTTTCTCAAACTTAATGACCGAACGGAACTTGTCGAACAGTTGGTCTCCTTTATGTGAAATGACGAACACGTTTGTATCTGTTCCCATTTCATTAATCAATTTCAAAAATTCTTCTGTACCCACACCATCAAGTGATGAATCAAACACTTCATCCAAAATCAACAGATTGGTATTTGTACTATTTTTCATCTTGGCAATTTGACGCCAGGTGAATAGTAAGGCCAAGTCAATACGCATCTTTTCTCCTTCGGAAAAATTAGCGTAAGAAAACTCGTCACGATGGCGACTCTTAATTGTTTCATTGAAGTTCTCGTCTATGTTGAAATTAACAAAAAAGTCCATTGCCGATAAATATTTGTTAATCAACTTGTTCATAATGGGTAGATATTGCTTGACGATTCGGGTCTTAATACCACCATCTTTTAACAATGCACCAGCATATTCCAAATACTGTTTATCTACCAATAATGTTTCGTATTCTGTCTTATTTCGTTCTAGCTCTGTACGCAATTCTGATAGTCGTACATTATCTTCTTCTGATGTTTCTACCTTAGAAGAAAGTTCGGTTATTTCCGCAATCATTTTACTGATGTACTTGTTGATTGCAGTAATGGTAGATTGATTCTTAATGACTTCACTTTGGTGAGCAGTAATGTTCTTCAACAACTTGTTCACAGATTCCATCTCAGCATTTACTTTTGATAACTCCGCTTCAACTTCCGTAAGATTCTTTTTTTGTACGTTAATCTTTTCGGTCTTTTCGTTGATTTGAGATTCTTTCCATTCAGGAGTGATGGCTTGTTTACATGTAGGACAATCGTGGTTGTTGTCATAGAACTCAATGTCTTTCGTGTTTCTAGTAATGTTGGTATGAATCTTACCTTGGATTTGAAACAATCCTTTTGACTTCTTTTCCAACCTAGTCTTACTATCACCAACTTTTTCGGTCATCTTGGTGATGTGTTTGGTGATTAGTTCATTGTCTTTGGTAAGTTTTTCTGCTTGGTCTTTGGACTTACCAATATCAACCTGACGTTTTTCAATCTCATCCGCATTGTGTTTGTTGTGTTCTTGGATAGACTGCAATTGCATCTTAATCTTTTCTTCAGTCAAAGATATATCATATTTGACTTTGGATAGACTGTCTTTGTTGATAGAAACCTTGTCTTTCACCACACCATTCATTGTGGAGAAGATTTGAATGTCTAGGAGTTCTTCGATGATTGTTCTACGGTCAGCAGGAGATAACTGCATGAACGGAACAAATGAGGCTGAACCAAGGATGACTACCTGCGTAAAAGACTTATAGTTTAATTTGAGAATCTGGTTCTCTAGGACATCTTGATAGTCTTTAGCAGCTGCATCCTGGTTCAAAAGGATATCATTGCAATAGATTTCAAACTTGTTAGGTTTGATACCACGAATGATTTTGTATTTCTTTGTACCAATGGTCAACTCAACTTCAACCAATGCATCTTTCTGGTTGATTGAGTTTAACAGTTGTGGTTTATTTATTTTACGAAACGGTTTACCAAACAATGCAAAACATAGTGCATCGAGAATGGTGGACTTACCTGCACCATTCTGACCAATAATCAAAGTATTGGTAGACTTGGTGAAGTTAATCTCGGTAAAATGGGCCCCAGTGGAAAGAAAATTCTTCCAACGGACTTTTTCAAATGTAATCATGTTTCAGTATGCAAGGCCTCTACGTAGAGTTCTTTCAATAATGTTTTCAGTCTAGTATTATCTATCTTATCTTCTTTGACACCATCTACAAACTTATTAAGAATGGTCAAAGTATCTTCTGCTTGGTCAACCATATTGTCATCAAGACCTTCGGTCAACTCGGTGAAATCTTCAGCAATACTAATGTCTGCTGGATTCACATTATACAGGTTATTCATAAACTTGTCAAACAGAAATGCGTTTGTTTTGTTTACTACTACCACTTTTACATAAGTGTTTTTGTATTTTGATAGGTCTTTGTCGTTAATCTCTTTGATTGATTCCACTTTGTCATCATAGATGATGCGGTGAAACATTACGTTGGGATTTTGTACAAAGGTAAGGTCCCTGTTATCCAAATCAAATAAATGGAAACCACGAGGGTCGTTATAGTCCTGCCAAGTAAGCTCATACGGGTTACCAAGGTAGTATATAGAGTCAGAACTAGACTTGTGATGGTAATGACCACTAAATGTAAAGGCAAATTTACGAAATACTGCACGGTCTATTCCTTCTTGTGATTGCATTCCACGATGCATTGCAAATCCAGCAATTTCAAAGTGACCCATACAAATTTCTGCGGAAGTATTCTTCAATTCTTCCATCGAACGTTCATAATTTTCGGCACAAATCCATGGCATCATGCAGATATCATGTGTTGTTTTACCGTATTCTAAATGAATGGTTTGTGGTGAATCAATGACATTGATGTTATCATACTCTGCCAAAAGGAGGTCAACAGAGTTCACATCATTGGTATTCTTGTAATACGTATCGTGGTTGCCAGCAAGCATGTGTACAATGATATCCATTTGTTGGAGTTTATCAAAGAACATTTCTTTGGCACGTTTCAGTGTGTAGAAGTTGACATACTTCCTACGGTCAAACGTATCACCAAGAATCAATACGGTCTTGACGTTCTCTTTGGCCAATGTAGGAAAGAACACCTCATCATAAAACTTCTGATAGAAGTCTAAGAATTGAGGTGAATCGTTTCTTGCACCGAAATGAATGTCGGTGATAATAGCGATTTTCATACAGACACCTCCTTATCAAGTTTTTTCATGTTAATGTTTGGATTAGGTCCGTTACATCCAATTCTGGATTCAGGATCTATTCCCTTCAGATAATATTTTTTATATAAATGTTTAGTTACATTTGTTGTTTCTTGTAACTCACGCCAGCCGTAGTATAACACACCTTTATATTCTATGGCAACAGTGTTGTGAACATCTTTGCCTTTTAATCCATGTTGACCGTTTTTTCTTGCGGTTTCTGGTGTTATTTTACCAAATCTCCAACGTTCTTTCATTTTTTCGGAATGTTGTTTCCTTCTTTCAACATCATTCATCCAGCTCTCCAACACAGATTTACTTTTTTCATCATAATATTCTTTTGTTGCTTTGGTTTTGTGCCAATTGGATGAAGGATGTTTATCTCCTTTTAAACCGAACATTGGATTATCGGATCCATATGTTATAAAAGCATAATTTTGTGTAGAATTCTTTTTTAATTTTTCAAAATCAAATTCCATATATCGTAAACTATCAAAAATATCTTCCATACATTCTCCAATTAATGGATATATTTATAATAGTTTGGTGCTAGAAACGATTATTCTACAAACTTTTCAATACCCTGGGGCTTGTTTGCCTGTTTCTTGTCTTTCTTTGCCTGTTTGGCATCTTCGTATGTTTCAATGAACTCGGCAATGTTGTCATATAATTGGAACTGATTGGTACTACCATCTTCACCTTCCAACATTTCAAACTCATCTAAGATACCAATTTGTTCTGTGGCCTTGTACTTCACATACAGTTGTTTCTTTTCTTTCTGGATTCTACGTAAGAACGCATAGTAGATGATTTGCGTGAAGTATGCAAAAGGGTTGTTAGACTTGGTTGGGTCAAAGTTGTTGAAGTACATCAAACAGTTTTCAATACCATCCGAAATCATTTCTTCTCGGTAAGTATAGTTGATGAAGTTAGGTTTATGTGACAACCCTTCGGCAATCTTCATCCAGCATTCACCAATGTAATTGGGAATTTTTGGTTCTGGTTTACCAGCCTTGGAAGCCTCTTGTACCTTAGCTTTGTACTCTACCAGTGCAGCAAGAAAGTCTGCGTTATTAATGTAATGTTTAATTTTACTCATTCAAATATACCATAAAAAGTTGTTGACAAAAGGCTTGACATGTGACATAATCCGCAATGTAGCCCCCTTGATGATATTAATGGATTGGTTTCCCTTTAGGACTTTCTTCATTAAATATATTTTGGATGTATTCCTGTTCCAATTCATCCGGAGATTTATTTTTAAGTTCCTCTATGGATACTTCCATAGTCTTAACCGTATTCTCATAGTAATCTTTAAAGTCATCATTGACTTCCATTTCACAGATTACTTCTTCCAATCTTAAGGTCACAGACCTACCTTTCATAACAGCAATTGGTAACCAATGTTCCAAAGCTAGATTAGTACCACGAATCTCAAACATCATTGGATATGTTAACTCAACCGTATTAGTTCTATTGTTAAATTCAACAAGGCTGATAACATCCAAACCATCTTTAAGTCTAAGGATTTTAGTTTCTATCATTTGAGTCCTATGTTATACATTTTGAAAGTGAACTTCTCACTTGTATATATCTTGACTCTTTCCACGAAGTGTCTCAGTGTAAAGTTCATATACTTCTTATGTCTCATGTCATCTGCAATGTCATACAGAGTCGCCATGGTCTTACCCTCTGCGTTACGTAGACCACGACCAATAGATTGTAAATTACGAACACGAGACTTAGATGGTGACGCAAAGATGATGTTGTGGAGGTTACGAATGTTGGTACCAGTAGAGAATGTGCCATACGATGCAACCACAATTGCATTAGATTCTTTTTCCATAATGGCACGAACCAGTTCTCTATCTTCCGTATCCACTTTACCGTGGATAAAGTAAACGTTTCTACCATTCAGTTTCTCTGCGGTACGAATCATGTCATATAGAATCTGTCCGTGTTTCTCCACCATTTGGAATAATACCAGTGTATTCTTTTCCATACTCAATGCCAAATTACGAATGAACTTATTACGAGCTTCACTTGCAATCAGGTATTGCATTTCTTCTTGGTAGTTCTTTTTGGAATATTCTTCACAGATTGCATCATTGTGTTTCAGAACCAAACACTTGATTTGAAAGTTTGCAACCTTGCCTTGGTCCATCAGTTCTTTTGTGGTGATAATCTGTCTTGCAGGACCAAACAAACCTTCCAGAACCAACTTGTGTGTTTTAGTACCATCTAAAGTACCAGTCATACCAATACGATATTGTGCATTGACTAATGAAGTTAGAATTGTTGTAAGTGATTGTGCCTTGAACAAGTGTGCTTCGTCACCAATAATATAATCAAACTGTTCAAAGAACTTTGCATCCATTTTAAACAATGACTGCCATGTGGAGATTGTTAAGGCTTTGTCTGTCTGTTTAACCATGCCTTTGTAATCATAAATCTTGTGTACATTGGCCTCAACATCAAAATCATTCATGTAAGAATAATCTTGGAAGTCTGTGAACATTTGTTCCACCAAAGATGTAGATGGAACAATCATTAGACCTTTGAGTTTCTTGAAGTCGTTGAACTGTCTAAAGAATAGATACGCAATCAGAGATTTACCTGAAGAAGTTGGTGACACCAACAATCTTCTGTGCGTTTGCATACCGTCAACAAATGCATCCAACTGATGTTCGTTAACTGTAATTGATTTGCCTTGAGAAGATAGATTCAATGACTCTGCAAATTTCTTTGCATGGTACATCGAGAACTCGTCTTCCACCAAGTTATCTTCATAAGTGTATGAACGCTCTTCACAGAACTCTTTAACGTAAGGAACAAGGCCAAGGTAGATTTGGAACGTCTGCAAGTTGAATAGACGAATCTTACCGTCCCAGATTCTATTCCTAAATGCAGGAACGAATTGGTATCCGGGTACAAAGAATGTAAAGTATTGAGAAAGTTCCATGGCCACATGCCGTTCGCATGTAATCTTGGCATATACCCCATTCTTTTGGGCAAGTATTACATCAATTGCCTGCAACAAATTTCTCCCATGAGATAAAATCTCTCAGTTGCCATGTACGTTGTTTCAACTCATTCATAATAGATTCAATAACCGAAACGACTTCTTCATGGTAGACCTTCTTTTCAAGTAGTTTGATTAGGTCTTTGTCTGCTTCTAAGTATGTTGTAATGTCAGACTTCAATGCAAATTGAAATGGTTCCCAACCATATTCATCCAATTCGTCTTTAGACATTTTGCCTGTAAAGTATTCCCATTTAACTTTACGCATACGTAGATAATCAAAATGTGCCTTTTTGGTGGCAATCTTGTGCTTGGTAAGTATCGCCAGATATTTACTGTGATACTTGGGAATGTTTAATAATTCTTTTGATGGCTCAGTCCGGTCTATGACCGAATCTGAATCCCACATTTTTAAGACTTGCTCTAGTGTTTCCATTTTATACTCAAAAAACAAATAATGTAGATTATATCACAATAGTATTAAGAAGTCAAGTATTTGTATGATTGATACCTGAAAGATGCAGTACAGGTAATGATTTCATCCGCAGAAGACTTAGTATCAAAATTAATATCACTCATCGAAGTTGGGAAGCAATTAATATATTGAATACGAAGAATTGGATTATTCAACGCACTCATAATAGTTAATGTGGCATCTGCCATATTGTCTTTGCCACTTTGACGACCTTGAAACCCTTCTGCATTACCAATGGTATTGAACCAATTGTACAAATCTTTCCAACCTTGAAGGTCTTCATCTACAATGAATCTAATGTCTAGAGGATTGAAAGTTAATTTGGTACCAGGAGAGTACAACTCTAACAATGGTGATGAACGTTCAGCTTCACCTAAAGAGATACCAGGAATGTTAATTTCTTGGCAAAAGTACTGTGTGTTGACGATACGAGAAAACGTCAACAAGAACTTGGTTGCTTGTAACGGATTGGTATTCTGTGGGTTTCTATTCAGTGCAGTCATTTTATCTCCTATGTTACTATTTAGGAGGCGTAAAAAAAGGGACCCGAAGGTCCCTTTTATTTGAATTAACGCAAATTATTCTGCGTCCGTAGTTTCATCTTTTTCATCGCCACCACGTAGAATTGCCAATGCTTCTTCTAACAAAGAGATTAGGTGTTCTGTTGCTTCGGCTTCTTCATCTGGTTCTGTTATAATAGCGTCCGTCAATGCACCCAATGTATCTGGAGTCACTGGTGCACCTGTAGCGGTTGCAACTACTGCTGCAATTGCATGTGATGCTTCAATTGCTGCAGCTGGGTCAGTAACTGCTGGTGTGGCCGCAACTGCTTCTGTAACTGCTGCGGTCAATGCAACTGGGTCATTTACTACTTCTGCTGGTGCGGATGCAACTGCCGCAACTGCTGCGGTAACTGCCGTTTGTGCTGCTGGATCTTGAACTGCTGGTGCAGCTGCTTGTGCGGTAACAACATTAGTTACCACTGCGGCTGCTGTTGGATCTTCTGTTGCTGGAGAAGTTGCAACAACCGCTTGAACTGCGGCCTGTGTTTCTTCTGGAGTCGTAGTCGGTTCTGCGGTAACAACTGCTGCAGCTGCTACGGTTGTTTGGTCTTGTGTTGTATTGTCTGACATAATATGCATCCTTTTTAGAAAATCGGTTATGGAATGAAACATGATTTACTCCTTTTCAATCATACCAATATTTAGGATAAAACATTGTTTCCAAATTGTTACAGACATAAAAAAAGGGACCCGAAGGTCCCTTTTAAAAGTGTCACTCTTAACGGTGACTCTTTGACTTGATTACATCAAGTTTTTAACACCGAAGATACGGTAGTAAACGTTTGTACGTGCGTTCAATACGCCGTTACCAACTGTAGAACCTTGTGCAAATGGGTTAGCAACCATACCGTAACGTGTTTTGAAACCAATTTTTGGTTGGAATGTGTATTGGTCAACTGCACGAACCATTTGTAGAGGAACGTATGGGCAGTAGAAAATACCAGCATCATAAGGTGAAGAACCTTTGTAACCGATAGTTACCAATTCTTGGTTAGATGCATAACCACCAAAATATGGGTCAATGTACACTTTGATACGACCGTGCAACATACCAGCAAATGTATTGCCTGTATCGTCAACTTGTAGGTCAGCAGACAAAGCAGGAGTGTATTGCAACACACCAGCCATAGCCATAGCAGATGCAACGTCTGATGATACAATCAGAACGTTACCTTTACCACGACGAGTTTGCTTAGCGATAACGTTAGCATCACGTTCGATTTGGAAAATCAAACCTTTGAAACGTTCAACAGACCAACGACCGTTAGAGTCTGTGTCCAAGTCGAAGTAACCAGCAGTAGTTGTACCGTATTGAGCACCTGCCACAGCAACTGTGTAGATTGTACGGATAACTTCACGGTTGATTTCAGCCAAGATTTCTGTAGACAGAATGTTAGACAATTCTGTTTCTGCATCCAAACCGTGGATTGCTTTCAAGTCTTGTGCCAATTCAAGTGAGTATTCTGCTTTCAAAGCACGAGATTGTGCAGTAACAGTAACTTTTTCAATTGAGAAAGCCATTTGTTGGAACACGCCACCTTGGTCAGCACCCAAGATTTCAGCTTGTGCTGTTTTCAAACCAGTACCAGTTGTGAAAGCGTTAGCTGTCAAAGATGCGATTGGGTTAGTAATCGTATCACCACCTGATGTGTTAGCGAAACCGAAGATGTTTGTGTTGGATGTACCAGACACAGCACCTGAGAAGTCAGTGTTTGCTTCGTTGTAGAATGCTTCGTTAGCGTCTGTTGAACCAGCAGTACCTTGTGAACCGTACTTAGCACGCATTGCGAAAATCAAACCTGTTGGGCCTGTCATTGGTTGAACACCAGCAACATCATACGCAATCAAGTTAGGTAGCGCACGGCGTACCAAAGAAATCAAGATTGGGTCGAAGTTGTTGATACCAGCACCAGTAGTGTTGGTAGGACCAGTGTCGGAAGTTTCGTTCAACTGGCGAGCAGCTGAAGCCATTTCACGTTGTTGGTTTTCCAAGATAACAGCTGTAACAGCTTTCTTGTATGGATCTTTAATGGCATCCATTTCAGCGTGTTCCAAAACAGGCTGCCATTTCTTTTGTAGTTCTTCTGATAGAAACATGAATTATCTCCTTGTTAGTTTCTTTTTATGGTAAACTTTATTTATTTACCTGCGGTTTTTGAGAGTGTTTTAACGATTTGATTGACAAATGGATCGCCAGACACGGATGCCTTTTCGTCCACAAATTCAATTTCTTCGTTCAATGCAGAACTTTCAGCAGAGATTACTGGTGCATGGAAGTAAGAACTTCTCAATGTTACCAATTTGTCTGCAAATTCTTCATCGGTAGTAAAGTCTACACTCTCTGCAAGTGATTTCATTTTCTCTACCTGAGTCTGCGTTAAGCCTTCACATACTGCATGTACGGCTTCCATTTTTTTCTGTTCATTCAATGCTTTGTGTAGTTCCACATTAGATTGAATTTGTTCATTGATTTGAGCTTCCAATTCTTCAACTTTGTTGGTCAATTCTTCAACAACGTTTACTTTTTCTTCTGGAATTTCAATGTAGTGTTCTGTGAATAGGTTGTGTAGGCCTTTCATAAAGTCTTCTACGATTTCAGCACGTAGACCACTTTCGATTGCCAATTGGTTGTCTTTTACCCATTCTTCGGCCATGTAAGAGATATAGTCGTCTAGTTTAGTAGACAATTCTTCTTTAACTTGTTCAACAGCCATTTCGAATTCTTCGAACAATGCTTCTTCAACTTCTTCCATCAATGCAGATGTACGTGCAATAACGGCAGCTTCAAAAATTGTAGTTGCTTTTTCTTTGAATTCTTCTGATAGGTTTTCGCCAGACAAAAGTGCGTCAACGTCAGATTGAACGTCTTCTTTCATTTTTTCTTTTTTCAACATTTTCTTGATAAGCTTCTTGTCTTCTGCTTCATCATCATGTTTTTCGAAAACCAATTCACCTTCAGATTCAGTTTCTTCTTCATGGTATGATTGGAAGTGAGCACCTGGGTTAGCGTGGAAAGTTTGTTGAGCCAATTTAGCTTTAACACGGTCACGAATGTTTTCATATGATGTTGGTTCAGCTTCTGCTTTTTCTTCATCATTTTCCAAATCTTTACGACCATCTTCTTGTTTGTTGAATTCTGGTTTCAAGTGTTTTTCTGGTTCACTGCCAACTGGTGGTGTTGCACCTGGAGGTGTTGCTGTTGGAGCACCTTTAGTTGGTTGTGGAGCACCATCGTGAGTTTTTTGAACTTTGGTACCAATGTCACCAACTTCGTGAGTGTGTGCAACAGAACCGGATAGTTTGTCGGCACCAACTTCACCGTGAGGTGCGTGACCGCTTGAGTGATGTGATTGACCACGTTTTGCGGTAATGTTTGAATCGAAAGTTCCTTTAGAATCTTCGTTCATCAAAACTGCTTTAGCGGCATCAGCTAGATTGTATTTTCCCATTTTGAGAATCTCCTTGTTTTTTATAATGGATATTTATAATTAGAGTTTTTTGATAAAGTTTTCGAAAATTTGAATACTTACTTTTTCAATATCTTTAACTGAAGCATGAATCATTTGTTTCTTAGCTTCGTCATAGTCTTGTTCAGTAAATTTTCCGTCTACTAACATCCACTCTTTACCTTCCATAATACCTTGAACAAAAGCTCCAGGTGCGGAAGGGTCTGCTACTATATCTGCCGCTGTGGCTAGATGAAAGTCATCTTGAACTATATTAACACCGTTGATGGTCTTCAATGAACCCAAACCACGAGATGATACGCCTAGTTGGCCACCACCTTCAATGATTTGACGAGCAATAGTACCCATTGGTGTTTCAAGAATTTTTGCTTTGCCTATCCACTGGTGACCCTCTTGGCGCAAACCCACAATTAAGTGAGACACACGGTCAAGGTTAATAGATGGAGTGTCTGGATGACCCAGTTCACCAAAGGCACGGTTTTTTGTAATGTATTCTTCGTGATAACGGCCAACTTCTTTACGCATGGTTTCTTCTTTGTACATGCGGCGGTTACGGTTGACTGTTTCTGCAACTAGGAAAGGACCCTCAATGTAAAGAGTTTTCTTTCCGTCTTTTTCTTCGTACAAGTATTCAACTTGTTCTGTAAGTTCTTTGATTAGTTTCATGGTCTTATTCCGTATTGTCCGTAGTTGAATGCTGCAGGATCGTGTAGTTGTCCACGGTCATACATGTTATTATCTTTACGCAATTCAATGAACAGTGTGTATGCAGTATTTGCAATTGCACCCATACCAAAAGTTTTAACGCCAATATCACCTGTTGGATTTTGTGCGTTGTTCTGAATTGATACCATACCTTGTTCTTCTGAATATTGACCACATAGGTCCATGTTCATAATAGGCACGCTCTGTGCAGTATTCGAACCAGTCCAGTACAACTCTACATATCCTTTTTGTTGGGAAGCGATATTGTAACCAATTCTGGAAATAGACAATCCGTAATAGGACAATGGTCCGGTGTTTGAAGTACTGGACAATAGGTTTGCTTTGGAACTATCCAACGCACCATAAAGAGTATTTGCTTGAATACGGTATGCATTGTTTTCGTCACCTGATCCATCAAAGTTGGCAGTCAACTTAATGACTGCTTTTTGGTTTGTGTCTTTTAAGACTTCGTATGTAAATAAATTAGCCATTATGGTCTGATTCCGTAAGTTGATCCGTAGTTGAATGCTGCAGGTTCGTTGAACTGACCACGTTGGTACATTGCGTTATTCTTACGTAGTGTAATAATCAATGTGTATGCTGCGTTTGCAACTGCACCTTGAGTTTGAATACCAAGGTCGCCATTTCCACCTATTGAGTTATTCAGAATAGATGGTAGTTGTTCACCAAGACCAAATTCACCTTGCATGTTCAAATGGAAGATGGTTGCAGAGTTTGCATACTGTGCTGAAGGTGTTGCACCGCCGCCGTTCCAATAAAGTTCAACACCACCAACGTTAGATGTTGGAAAGTTTACGTAGTATTTTAAACCTGTCAATTGCAAATCGTAATAAGACAACGCACCAGTGTTTGATGTGTTTGACAACAAGTTTGCTTTTGAAGAATCTAATGCACCAAATAATGTGTTGGCTTGAATTCTAGTGTTATTAGCTTCTTGGCCAGAACCGTCAAAATTACCAGTCAACTTAATAACTGTATCCGTAACGGTGTCTCTTAATATTTGATAGGTAAATTTATTTGCCATTTATTAAACCGCAACGTCTTGTACAGTTGCACCTTGTGTTGGTTC